AATTGTTGCCGCAAGCCACAGCAGCGCCAGATACGGGCGAACCAATAACAGGTCGATGAATGCTCACAGTTGCCGTTGCACCTGTGTAGGGTACGTCAGCCGTGATCTTGTAGCTGTAGCCGCCAATCATAATGAAGTCACCAGCCTTAAAGATTGCTCCAGTAGACGCTGGTAAATTGGCAAGAGACAAAGTTTGCGAGTTGGCAACAGGTGTAGCACCTAGTGTCACGGTCGTTGGCGTTGTGGCTGCACCACCTTGGTATTTCGTAAACCAAGATAAATTTGTGCTATTAAAAGTAATTGTCTCTGGCAATTGCCTGTCAAGATTGTCAATGGTTTGAATGATTTGCCGGGATGTTGCATAGGCCAGATAGTTGTGTGGCATAACAGTGAACACCCAAGGCACAGCAGTCAGGTACTGAGCCACACGCATTTGACCAGAACGGCTAACCTGCTGGCCTACCGTTCTGCGGTTGTTAACAGTCATTGACTGTTGCACCTGAAAAATGGTTTGGAATGACATCAAGTTCTCCCGAAATTAGTAGACAGGTTTTTGTTGGCGTATTGGTTTGCCGCCCAGATTGTGTTTGAGCTACCAAGCAAACGATCTTCAAACGACTTAACGTCAATGGCGTTGATGTAGTTGTTTGTGACGTTGGTGGTGCTGCCCATGCCCATCTGGTTGTTTGGAATAATTGTCCCAGAGCCTGATGGCATAAACAATTCTGGCCCACGTTCACCCACGATGTACGGGCTACCTGCGCTTACAGGGCCACCTGTGGCTTTTCCCGTTACTCCCGATGCCTGATAGACATTTGCAAACCAGCCATCATTTGATGGGTTGGGGCCAGTTGCAAGACCAAAAGCCGCACCCAAAAAGCGCATCACAGCAGCTTTCATTTGGATTGCAATCAAGTCTTGAATGATGCTACGAGCCAAATCCTTCATGCTTAACTTGCCTGTCTTGACAAAGTTGTCAATGGCAGAAGACAAGTTGCCAAACACGCTATCAAACACTTGCTGTGTGCGCTTGGCAGACTCATCCATAGTCACAAACATTTTTGCAATTTCTTCTTGCTTGTTAAGGTCTGCAAGTTGAGATTCTGATTTGTTTTCTCTGCTTTCAAGTTCTTTGCGTTTTCTTGCATATTCCAAAGAAATTTGCGCTAACTTTTGCTCAGTTTCTGTTGCGTAAATTAATTGGTATTTAAGCTCAAGCGACTTGCGTTGAAATTCAAGTTCTTCAGTTTGGTTGTATGCGCCCAAATCTGCTGTTTCTCTTGCTTTGCTTTTACGAACAAACTCATCATCAATGTCTTTTTGGTAAGCAAGTTTTTCTTCTTGTTCTTCCATGTATTTTTTAATCTGAATTTGCTTTATTTTTTCAGCGGTTTCAGTGGCAATCGCAATAGACTTGTATTGATATATTTGAAGATTTTTTTCAGCAAATTGATTGTCTTCTTGAGTGTTTTTAGCTTTCATCTCAAGCTGTGCGTCAGAGAGCTTTTTGGCAGCGTCTAACTGAAGCATCTGTATTTCATTGGCGCTTTGTTTGGCAACTGCAAATTGTGCTTCTGCTTCTGCTTTTGCCAGTTCTGCGGCCTTGGCTATACCCATAGGCCCATACTTGTCTTCTTTGCGAATGTCATCTGCATTTTTTGCTGCGGCTTTAGCTCTTGCTTTTGCAGCCTCGTCTTCCATTAACATAGACTTCAGCAGCAACTTTCTTTGCTCAAGCAATAAATCTAGCTTGGCTTGATTTTCATCTTTTGCTTGCGTCATGCGATTAGTAGGCGCATTCATAGCAGCAGTAGCCAAAGCAATTTCTTTATTTAGCTTCTGTAAATCTTGGCCTTTATCGTCACGACCCCAGCCCATCATGGCATCCCATGCCCCTGAAGCGGCTTTACCAAGCAATTTCCATCCTTCTTCAAAATACCCAAGTTCGCGCCGTGAGGTCTGAAAACTTTGGTTCAGCAAAGTGGATTGCAGCCGTATGGACTCTTGCAACTGACCTTGCTTTTCCAAAGCCTTAATGTTCTTGTATTGCTCAAGCGTCAGGAAATGATATTTGTCATTCAGTTGCTTTGCAGAACTTGCTGTTCCATCTAGCAATGGAATAAGTGTTTCAGCGGCTTTTGCAGCATCAACACCAGCAAGCTTGGAAAAACGCAGAATAACTTCACCAACAGCCTGCATGGATGTATGCGTGTATTTTCCAGTTGCAGCCAATTGCTGCATTAAATCTCTTGCATCTCCAATAGCTACGTTTGTTTTTTCGGAAAGTACATTGCCAAGATTTAACAGGCCAGTATAAGTAACGCCAGCAAAACCACCAGTCAAAGTCATTGCCGATTTGAATTCTTCCAAGTCTTCTTTGGCTTTGTAAAAGGCATACCCGACACCTCCAACAACAGCAGCAACAGAACCAAGGCCAACACTAAATGGAGTGAACAAAGAGCCAATAGCACGGAACATATTGCCCACGCCACCCATCGTGTCCTTCAACTGACCGCCCTGTTGAATGGCTGCAATGAACGGGCTTTGACCAGATGCAATCTGCGTAAAGAAATCAGTGGTCTGATAGGTAAGGTTAATCTTCTGTTGCTCGTTCATCTTAAACTGAGCGCCAGCCATGTTTTTTACTGCGTTAGCTTTTGCGTCATACGCAGCAGCTTCTTTACGCAAAATTTCAATCAAAGATCCTTCAGCACGTTGATACCGTCCAGCTTTAATTTCTCTTTCAACTTGCTCAACTTTTGTTAGCGTCTTGCCGTAATCTTCTGTTGCATAACGCAGAGCAACAATGTCTTTTGCCGCGCTATTTGAGTCACGCTCTACTTGCTTGGTAAAGCCGTGAAAAGTCTCTTTCGCTTTGGAAATCTTGACTTCAAGTTCTGCCGTATCAACGCCAAGAACAATACCAAGTCGAGCAATATTACTTGAAGCCATCATTTTCTCCTTTGCGCTATTTTATTCGCATATGCTGTCAGGAATTGAGCAAAGTTTGTTTTGAAACTGTCTACAACTGACTCAGCGTTTTGCTCAATTGCTCTACGCAAAAATGGTTGTGCTGGAATTTTCTTAGTGCCAAATTCTTGAGCCAAAGATACAGCACTTCGTTTGACAGACACAACTGCAATAGCTGCATCTGTTGGATTGACGTAAATTGACTGGTGATCTCTTTTTGTCGGAATTCTTGCGTCTAATCGAACAGTGTCTCGCAAGTGAATTGGGCTTTTTTCTGTTCGTGGTGAAGGGTCGTATGGCGCTGTGGCCTTGACCTGATCGGCAACGGGCTGCATAGCTACTTTTGCGGCCTTGACAATGGTAGCTCTTGCCGCAGTATCGGCGCGATTGAACTCCATCAATTCAGAAAGTTTCGCCTCAAGGTCTTCCATTCCCTCAACGCGAAACATCCTGTTTTTGCCATCAGGAGTCCAAGTAGCCATACTATTCTTTCAAATAAGCCTCCGAACCCGGTCTAGTAGTCAAGAATGCCATCAACTGCTTGCTGGCTTGCTCTTGCTGTTGTTCCTTTGTCAGCGGCGGGACAATGTATTCGTGCGTTGATGGAAGAACATCTTTCATCGTAAACGGTCTTGTCGTCTTCTGTATTTTCGAGTTTAAGTTGCCTGTGGTCAAGGAACTCAAAGCCAGCAAAATAGCTTTGTTTCCTAACATACCATCCGACAACATAATCTCGATATTCCGCATATCGTCTACAGGAACATCATCAGGACACCCACCATGAGCGTAAACATACGCTCTGGCTTGCAGGTGAATGTCCCAAATTAGTTTTTTCGAGAGTCCTTGTAACCGGGCTGAATAGCCTCAGAAATTTTGGCAAGGACTTCCAACTGAACAGCAGTAGGCCACTCAGCTTCAATGTCTTCATAAGTGATTTCATCAAGCGTTCCATTTACAGGAACTAACAACCTGATGTACTCGACCATTCGGTTTTCCATCTGCAAGATGGTTTGCACCAGTTCTTTGGTAGACCGACCTTCAATAACCACATCGTCCTCCGTCACTACAACACCATCAATAGTGCCAGTGCGGAAAGATGAAGTCATCTTGTCAAAGCGTTTTTGATATTCGGCTTGGTCAAACTTCTCAATGCGATCTTGCATGGCATCAAGCTCTTTTGTCAGCGGAACACGAACCTTGAAGTTGTATCCAGCAAGCTCAAAAGACTTAGTACGCAGATTGGGGATTTCGCCAAAGGCAGATGTAAGTTTTGTCATGGTTTATCGTGTGGCTTTAATGATCTTGTGGTAAATCGACTCATTGACGCTGATGGCGTAATCCACCACCTCGTCAGGAGTCATCTTGTCAGCGTGATTCCTTGCAATGTCGTGTGCAAGGGCAATCGCTGTAATCCTCTGTTGTTGAAACCCAAACCAATTCTTTGAAGAATCGGATTGGGCTACAAGGAAGTTTAGAAGGTCGTTACTGTCTTTTACTATCATGTCTTTTTACTCTGTTGTGTCTGGTGGAACTTCTTCAATGACCACTACGGGAGCAGTCACGTTGTACTTCTTCAGCAAAGCCAAAGCAATGGCTTCTGCTGTGTCAGGTTGCGCTGTAGCTTTTGCAAGCTCGTCAGCGTCAACCACCATGCCACGGGCAACAAGATCAATGTCGCCATAGCTGGTCACGATTGCCTCAATTGCGTCTGAGAGTTTCATCAGTTGTTCGACCAGCCGTACTGGTTGCCCCGTGGATGAATAGTGAATGTGCATTTGGCTTCAGCGCCGGGTGCAGCATCAATTTGGAACTGACCAACACGACCGTTAAACGCATAAGCAATGGTGTTTGTGCCTTCCACTGCTGCGATCACAAAAGTGCGGTCAACAACACCAGAGTAAGCATCAGA